CGGCCGGCGGGCGTACCTCATGGAACTCGACGCCTTGTACTCGGACGTCATCGTCCAGCGCTGGGAACAGTTCACGGGCAGGAAGGCCGAGCGACAAGGAGGCGAAGCATGAGGCGTTCCTGCTCACTTGCCCGCATCGCCCTCTGCCAAGCGGCACCTATCGTCGCCAAAGCGCTCATGCACGCGGCGCAGGGCCTCGCCGGAACGCTCCTCGCGCTGGGCCGGCCGCGCGGGCATGTCGGTGTCTTCGGCCAGGATGCCCAGGTACTTCCGGTAGGCGTACACGCGATCGCGCCGCTTGCCGGTGACCTCCCGGAGGATTCCCGCCCGGCCCAGGGCGTCAATTGCCTTGGCCGCAGTCGGTTTGGATGTGCCGAGCATCTCCATCGCGGTGGGCACTGTCACCACGGGATGCTCCGGCAGCAAATCGAACAGTCGGACGGCCGGCAGCGTGGTCGCGGCATGGCCCATGAGGATGCGGCGATCCTCGCCGAGGCACGCGAACAGACGCCGCGCGGCCTCCACGCCGTCCTCGGCCGCCTCGCGGACGCACGCCAGGAAGAAGGCCGTCCATCCTTCCCAGTCGCCTTCGGTGCGCACGGCCGACAGGCGGCGGTAGTACTCGGGCCTGTGCCGCTTGAAGGCCACGCTGAGGTACAGCAGCGGCGCCGGCAGCAAGCCCCAGTGCTCCACCAGCAGCGCGATGAGCAGGCGCCCCACGCGGCCGTTCCCGTCCAAGAACGGGTGGATGGTTTCGAACTGTACGTGCGCGAGCCCCGCGCGTACCAGCGGCGGCAGCGGATCGGGTTTGTGAATCCATCGCTCAAGGGCGCCTATTGCCTCCGGCACGGCATCGGGCGGCGGCGGGACGAAGCGGGCGTTGCCCGGCCGGTCGCCGCCGATCCAATTCTGCGAGGTGCGGACCGTTCCCGGCCGCTTCTCGGCACCGCGAACGCCACGCATCAGCCGCGCATGGGCCGCCGAGAGCAGTCGCATGCACAAAGGCAGCCCCCTGGGCTTGGCGACCTCAGCACGGGTGTAGGTGAGCGCCTCGACGTAGTTGCAGACCTCCTCAACGTCGGCCGGGCGCTCGGCCCGGTGCGTGGCCTCGTAGGTCAGGACGTCTTCCAGCGTGGCCTGAGTGCCCTCGATCTGCGACGTAAGGACGGCCTCCTTGCGGACGAAGCCGTAGAGGAACCAGTTGGCGCTGGGCACCATCGCCCCGGCCACGGCCAGACGGCCGAGGGCGGCCAGGGCCTGGCCGTGCGCGGCCTCCAGCGGTCCCTCGATGCCGAGCGGCGGATTGCGCGGCGGGAGCGGCCCCGGCAGGAAGGCCCGTACCGTCTCGCCCCCGACGGTGATGCTTCGGTAAGAGCCGGTTGTACGCGACATGGCTGGTCAAGCCTCCTTTCCTTGCCCTATCGGCTAGTAAAGGAATCTTACCTAGCGATTCCCGCTAGTCAAGAACTCTTTACTAGCATCGGGCCGGCCGGCCGCCAGGAGGCAGCGTGAACGCCTACCACGTCCAGCCGGTTCCGCGAAGCCCTATGGCCGCGTTCGTGGCGGCTCACCACTACGCGGTGCGCGTGCCGCCGCACTGCCTGCTGTCGCTTGGGTGCTTTGCGGGCCAAGACCTCGTGGGCGTTGCGTCTTGGGGGTATGGCGTCCGGCCCCGGCACACTATCCAGCGGCTGTTTCCGAGCCTGACGACGTCGGACTACTACGAGTTGAACCGGTTGTGCATGCTTGATTCGGAACCCAGGAACGGCGAAAGCCACTTCCTGCGCCTCTGCCGGGAGTACATCCGTGCGCGGGAGCCCGGCCGCGTGGTCCTTTTCTCGTGGGCTGACGGCATGCGAGGCAAGCCCGGCTTCGTCTACCAGGCCGACAACTGGCTCTACGGCGGCTTCATCCGCACAGAGTTCTACGTCACGCCACAGAACGAGGTCGTGCATCCGCGGCAGGTGACGACGCGGTGCGGTCGGCGCGACGCGGCATTGACCCGGAGCTTGGGCCTGCGGCGAGTGCGGGGCCGCCAGTTCCGGTACTGCCATTTCCTGTGCAATCACGCGATCCGCAAGCGCCTCCTGCGGGAGTCGCCCATTCCGTGGTCGCGCCACTACCCGAAGAAGGACGACTGCGTGTGGACGTTTGAGGGGACGGCAGATGGGGATGCGGCGGAGGGCTCAAGGGAGAGCCGGGAACCGCCCAGGTTCCAGGGGTCGGGTCAGTTCCGACACGCCGCTCCACTTTTCGCACAGGCCGAAGTCACGCCCGAGCGTGTGGCGCCCGGGCGTGAGGAGGAAGAATGCTGATGCTACTACTTCTTGCCTGCGTGCTCGTCGGCCAGTGCGAAGTAGCCGCGCAGGGTGACGGCCTTGCCGTCCTTCGTCTCCTTGACTTCGGCGCGGCGGAACCGAGCCTTCGCGCCCTTGGCGGCTACCTCTCGAATGATGGCGGCGTAAAGCGTGGCCGCAGGCGTCGCGCCCTTCGTCTGCCAGTAGCCCTTATCGAGCGCGACCTTGACGATGTCGCCGCACTGGAGGGGCTTGCCGGCCTCCTGAAGGACGCGGGCGGCGGCGTCGAGGCAGCCCGGCTTCCGCTCGCCCTTCGGCTTCGCGGCCCTGGCCTTCTTCACCTGGCGGGTCTCCTTGGCGGCCTTGACCGCGGCGTCGTGCTCCGCGTCGGGCGTGGCGACCTTGCCGGCGACCTCCTTACGCCATGCCGCCACCCGGGCGGCCTTCGTTTCGCCCGCCGCGGTGGGCGTGGCCCCCTCGCCAACGTCGGCGGCCGGGGCGGCCTCCGGCGTGGTCTTCGCGGGCGCCTTGCCGCCGGTGGGCTTCTTCCACTCGCCACGCAGTCGCTGGGCGCTCTTGATACGCACCTTCTTGCCCGTCGCCTCATTGACCGCGTCCCAGCCGCCGTGGCCGCTCGTGCCCGTGATCCGCACCGGGACGACCTTGTCCGACACCTTCGCGCCATAGACGCCGCCCACCTTGACCTCGTTCTTCTTCATGACATCGCTCCTTGCCTCGCGTGCTTCACCTTGCCCCAGGGCCGCCGACCGGATGGCCATGTGCGTCGCCGCGATCCTCGCGACGCGCCTGGCGGCCCGTTCTTGTCTTTGCTTGAGGGTAAGCATGTCCATCTCCTACTTCGTGGGCGGCGCGTACTGCTTGCCGCAGGTGGTGCACTTGACCGTCTCGTCGTCCTGCCAGACCAGGTTGTCGGTGTTCCGCTCGCCGCAGCCGGGGCAAGCGTCGGCCTCGGCCACCAGGTCGTCAACCTGGGCGTTGATGGCGTCGCGGACGTAGTCCACGTCGATGGACTCGGGGTCGTCCAGGCCCGCCGCCATGTCCTGGACGATGCCCTCCAGGCCGTCGAGGTCGCGGCCCAGGGCCCGTTCGACCTCGCGGCACTTCGCCCAGACGTCGTGGAGGGCCGCGACGGCGGCCCGCATCGTCGGGAGGATCGTCTCGGCCTGCTTCGTGGTGATCATGACCGTGCTCCTCTCTGTGGGCGGCTACAGATGCCGCTCGATGTCCGCAATCTCGACGCCCCGCAGGCCCGCGAGGACCTCGAGGAGGCCGGAGCGGACGCGGTACAGGTCGTCCGCCCGACCGCAGTCCTTGGGATCGGCCTTGGCCGCCTTCTGGTGCTGGGCCAGGGCCTGCCCGAGCCACTCGAGCAGGCGGTCGATGTCGCGCCGCCGCTCGGCGTACATCTCGGCGGCCGTCTGCCCGTCCTTCGTGGGGGCGGCCTCGCCCGCATCGAGGAAGGCAAGCCACGCCTCGCGCGTCATCGGCTCGTGGGCCTGAACGCTGCCGGGCCGCTGGACCTGCCACAGCCGCCCGTCTTCCGGGTCCACCGTCACCCGCGCCCGGCCCCGCGCCAGGCGGTTTGCTTCTCGAATCGTGAGGACCTTTGCCATCGTCGTCTCCTTTCGTGGTTCGCATGCCCATTCGTCTATGTGGATCAGGGCATGAAAACCGCCCCCATGCAAGGTGGATTCCGGAATATTCCGGCTGACGCCCTACCGGCCCAGGGGCGTGACCTCGAAGTCCCAGAACCAGTACTCGCCCTCCTGATTCCGGGCGATTGCCGGCGCCGTGCCGCTCGTCGGCTTGACCCGGTAGAGCCAACCAGCGTCGTACTCGCCCTTGGTGATGACGCCGTCGAACTCCTCGGCGAAGTGGTCGCTCTTGACGTGGACCCGCGTGCCGTTCGGCAGCCGGGCCAGGCGTTTCTGCTGCTTCGTGGGCATCATGTTTCTCCTTGCGGCGGAATTGCCGGGCTGGGGGCCGCCCGCGGGCGGCCCGTCGCCGGGCAGCTCCTACCCCTTCGCGTCGGTGGCCCCCGGCGCAGCCGCGGGGCCCTGGGTTGCCGGGCCCGCCGGGCCCTCCTTCACGAACGTGGCCCCCTCGTAGAGGTCCAGATACTCCTCGATCGCCACACGGCAGATTTCGGCCGGCGAGACACGCGTCTCGGTGTCGGTCGTCTCCTTGGCGGCCCGCTTCAGCAGCCGCGTATGCAGCGACCGCGGCATCACAAAACTGAAGGGTACGGTTGGTTCGCCCTTCTTGAGTCGCTTCGCCATGACCTTCCTCCTTCCGGCGGAATTGCCGGGCTGGGGGCCGTCGGCGGGCGGCCCGTCGCCGGGCACCTCCTACCTGCCTGTCCGCTCGATGAGGACGCCACCGTCGATGAGGTTCCAGCCCCACGCCTCGCCCCAGGCGGCCGGCGGGTGGATGGTCGCCAGCACCTCGTCGGTGCCGGTCTGGCGGAGTTCCACCTTGCGGCCAACCTGCGTCGCGTACCACGCGGGGGCGTCGGTGCGGCAGACCAGGCGGCGGGGCCTGGGGTTGACCACCCGCATCCAGGGGATGTCGTCGCGCTGGGCGGTGTCGAAGTTGTTGTTGAAGAATTGGGGGTCCGGCCCGTTGCCCGACCAGTGGCACGTGCAGCAGTAGCGCGGGAAGTCCGGCTCGAAGGCGATGCGGTCGATGACCCATTCGTACCCGCCGCGGATCACTACGTCGCCCACCCGCAGGTCCTTGCCCATCACGTTCTCGGTCTTGCGTGCTGCCGTTTTCACGGTCTGCTCCTTGTTCTGGTCGCCTCACTCGGCGAAATTCTGGATGGCCCGCAGGTAGTCGGCCACGTCGCCGGCGGTGCCGTGGTAACCGTCGAGTTCCCGCTGGAGGCGGGCGGCGGCGTACTGCTGGCTGCGTTCGTCGCGGGTATCGACGTTCAGGTCAAAGATGCCCGCCGCCCCGTCGCCGCGGATGCCGATGACCACCTTGCCCGCCACCTCGCGGCGGGCGATGTTCGCCCAGCCCTTCGTGCTCTCCACCGTCATGTGCGTGATCTTCATGGTTCATCCTCCTGTGCGTTACTTGGACATCCGCTCGATGCGGACGTTGATGTCGTTGCCGTAGCGGCGGCCGGCGATGCGCCAGGCCCGCTCGCGTGCTTCCTCGATCCGGTCGGCGCTGAAGGTGAAGCGGCCGACCCGCTCGTGGCTGACGGTGTCGGTCACGGTCGCCCGGTAGACCGTCGCCCCTTCGCGGTGGTCTTCGCGTCGTCGCTTCATCGCAGGCTCCTTCGCCGTTCGTGTTCGTCCCCGCCAGTGGATCAGGGCTTGCTTTCGGCGACGAATCAAGGCGAAAAGATGGACGTGCATCAATAATTCCGGGAGACCGGCCGTGGCCGAACAGAACCTGACTTCAACCGAACGCGTGAACCCGGCGGCCCTGGCCGTCGAGGATGCGGCGCGGGCCCTGGGCCTGCCCGTGGACGCCATCCGGCAGGACATCGCGGAAGGCGCCCCAAGCAATGCCGACGGGACGGTGAACCTGGTGCACTACGCCGCGTGGCTCAATGGGAAACTGGCCGATGGCGATTGACCTCACGAACCTGACCCAAACGGAACTCCTTCAGCTCGTGAACGCCACGCCGCTGGGGACGGTCCTGACGCGCTCGCGCTTACGCCGGCAGATGGACGCCGCGGCGTTCCGCTTCGGCGACGGCACGCGCATCCACTTCGTCAAGTACGTGCGGTGGCTGGTCACGGAACATGACCGTCCCCGGTCCAAGCCCATCGACTACATGGAGGCCCGAAAACGCCAGGCCGACCGCAACCGCGCCGCCACGAAGGCCTCGCAGGACATCCACCCGATTCCGGAGATCGTTGATTACGACCGCCGCAAGGCCGCCGGCCAGTCCTTCCACCGCTTTTGCATGACCTACTTTCCCGGGGTGTTCTGGCGACCGTGGTCCGAAGACCATCTGCGGGTGATCGGCAAGATCGAGAAGGCCGTCCGCGAAGACGGCCTCTTCGCCTTCGCCATGCCGCGCGGGTCGGGCAAGACCGCCCTGGCGCGCTGTGCGGCTCTCTGGGCCATCCTCTACGGCTACCGCCCCTATGTCTGCATGATCGCCGGCAGCCAGGACAACGCGCGGGAACTCCTGAGGCCCGTCTGCACGTTCATCCTGGAAGAGCCGCTCCTCCTGGATGACTTCCCCGAGGCGGTGTACCCGCTGCGGTGCCTGGAGAACTCCTCGAAGCGGCAGCTTCAGCAGCACATCCAGGGCCGTCTGACGCACGTCCACTGGGGCCTCGACAAGATGGTCTTCCCGTCCGTCGAGGGCGAGTACCTGCCCAGGGCGCTGCGTGACGACGGCGGGGAGGTCTCGCCCTCGGCCGGGTCGATCATCACGACCACCAGCCTGGACTCCAATCTTCGCGGCCAGCAGCACACCCGCCCCGACCGGACCATCATCCGGCCGTCGCTGGTGCTCCTCGATGACCCGCAGACGCGGGAATCGGCCCGCTCGGTCGAGCAGACCAAGAAGCGCCTGGACCTCCTGCACGGCGACGTGATGGGCATGGCCGGGCCTGGGGAGACGATCTCGGCGCTCCTCACGTGCACGGTGATGTACGAGGGCGACCTGGCGGACACGCTGCTGGATAAGGAGAAGTCGCCGGAGTGGGACTCGGAGCGCACGCGCCTGGTCTACGCCTTCCCCTCGAACGAGAAACTCTGGCAGGAGTACGCCGAGGTTCGCCGCACCCAGGGCAAGACGGCCGCGACGGAGTTCTACCGGCAGCACCAGGCAGCGATGGACGCAGGCGCGAAGGTCGCGTGGCCGGCGCGATTCGATGGGAAGAAGGGCGAGGCGAGCGCCGTCCAGCACGCGATGAACCTGCGCCTGAGGATGGGGCCGGATGCCTTCTCGGCGGAGTGCCAGAACGAGCCGATGCAGGAACAGTTGCACGACCAGGTCCTGACCCCCGAGCAGGTGTGCGAGAAGATAAGCGGCCGGCCCCGCGGCGAGGTGCCGCTGGCGTGCACCAAGGTCACCACGTTCATCGATGTGCACGACCGCCTGCTCTACTGGTGCGTGTGCGCGTGGCAGGAAGACTTCACGGGGTCTATCCTTGATTACGGCACATTCCCGGACCAGAAGCGCGGCTACTTCACGATGGCCGACGCCACGCGGACGTTGGGGCGGGCCTTCCCCGGCATGGGGACCGACGGCGCCATCCAGGCGGGCCTCGAGCGGCTGGTTTTGGACTACCTCGCGAGAGACTGGAAGCGCACGGGGGGCGGCCTGATGAAGATCGACCGGCTCCTCGTGGACTCCGGCTTCAAGCCAGGCATCGTGGCGGGGGTCAAGCACAAGGTGGGCGGCGCGGCGATGATGCTCTCGAAGGGCGTGGGCATCCGGGCGGGCCGAAAGCCCATGTCGAGTTACGCCCGCCGCCCCGGCGAACAGCATGGCCACTTCTGGTACGTCCCGAACGTAAAGAAGACGGCCGAGTTCCCGCACGTGCAGGTGGATGTGAATTACTGGAAGACGTTCGTGCATGCCGGCCTCGCGACAGCCGCCGGCGACCGGGGCTCCATCTCCCTCTTCGGCAGGAAGCCGAAGGACCACGAACTGTTCGCCGAGCATATTGCCCACGCCGAAACGTGGGTCGAGACACAGGGCCACGGTCGCGTGGTCCACGAGTGGTCCCCGAGACCCTCACGCCCCGACAACCATTGGTTTGACTGCCTCGTCGGCTGCGCAGCAGCCGCCTCGATGTGCGGCGTGAAGGTGCCGGGCGAAGACGCCAAGCCCGCCCGCCAGCGAAAACGGTACACGCAGGAAGACCTGAGGAGAAAACCATGACGACCACGAAAACCCGTCCGCTCGCCAAGCACGTTGCTGTGCCACCGGCAGCGCCGTGCCCCACACCGCCGCGGGGTCTGGAATGCCGGGGTTGCGGATGCCGGGACCTGCGGGTGCTCTACACCCGGTACCGTGCCGGCTCCATCGTGCGGGTGCGGGCGTGCCGGCACTGCGGTCGGCGTCTGGTTACCCGCGAGACGGCCGGGTAGGTGAGAAAAGTACGCTAATGTACGAATCTTGCCACCGGGCACCCGGAGAGATTTGCGTGGGCACTGACAACATGGTTAGATCATAGGCGATAGACTGACCGGGCGACCGTTCGGCGGCTGATCACTGCCGGGCGGATGCCGAGAAGATTTGAGGCCATGCGGGGCCGCAAACCTGCGTGGCCTCTTCTTTTCGGCCTGCCCGGTCGGTTGCGGCGGAGGGCATGACAGTGGCGGATGACCTTGAGGACGCGATTCGCACCAGCGCCGAGGGGCCGAAGTCGGCCTCCGGCGATTCGGGGAGCATGCAGCAGCATCCGCTCCCAGACCAGATTGCGGCGGACAAGTACCTGGCATCCAAGGGCGCGATGGCCAGGAAGGGACTGGGCCTTACGCGGGTGAAGATTGTCCCGCCGGGGACGGTGTGACGATGGGCTGGTGGCCTTGGGCAAAACGGGTGCGGTCGGCCGTGCGGTTCATCCGCGCGAAGTTCGACTCCGCCCAGACCACGCCCGAGAACCGTCGCCACTGGGCCAATGCCGATGGCTTGGCGGCCAACGCGGCGGCCAACCCGGAAGTCCGCCGGACCCTTCGGAGCCGTGCCCGCTACGAGGTGGCCAATAACTCCTACGCCCGCGGGATCGTCCTGACTCTGGCCAATGATGTGATCGGCACGGGGCCGCGGCTCCAGATGCTCCTCGCGAACGGCGCCGACGCCGGCGCTAACCAGACTATCGAGCGTGAGTTTGCGGCGTGGGCCAAGGCCGTCGATCTCGCCGGCGAACTTCGCACGATGCGGATGGCTCGCGCACAGGACGGCGAGACATTCGCTCTGCTCGTCACCAACGACGCCCTGGCCTCACCCGTCAAACTCGACCTGCGGCTCGTCGAGGCCGACCAGGTGGCGACCACGGACCCTATGCCGGGTGTCACCAAGCGGAATGCGGTCGATGGCATCGTCTTCGACGAGTTCGGCAACCCGCTCGAGTATCACATTCTCAAGGCGCATCCCGGCAGTGGCAAGGCGGTGGTCGGCCAAGAGTACGACCGCGTGCCGGCGGAGTCCGTCATCCACTGGTTCCGCCAGGACAGGCCGGGCCAGTCGCGGGGGCTGCCGGACATCCTCCCTGCCCTGTCCCTCTTTGCCCAGCTTCGGCGGTACACGCTCGCGGTGATCGCGGCGGCAGAGTCGGCGGCAAACATCGCCATCTTTATGAAGACCAATGCCCCGGCCGGCGGCGAGGCGGCCGAGGTCGAACCGATGGCCACGATGGAGTTCGAGCCGAACATGGCCGTCTTCGGCCCCGAGGGGTGGGAACCGAGCCAGATCCGGGCCGAGCAGCCGGCCACGACCTACGGCGAGTTCAAGCACGAAATCCTGAACGAGATCGCCCGGTGCCTGAACATGCCGTTCAACGTCGCCGCGTGCAATTCATCGGGCTACAACTACGCCTCCGGCCGCCTGGATCACCAGACCTACTTCAAGAGCATCCGTGTGGAGCAGGCTCACGTGGAGACCGTAGTACTTGACCGCGTCCTGGACGCCTGGATGGCCGAGGCGGTGAAGGTGTTCGGCCTTGGCGCGATCGATGCGTGGCCGCACCAGTGGTTCTGGGATGGCCACGAGCACGTAGACCCGGCGAAGGAAGCGACAGCGCAGGCGACACGCCTGGCCAGCCACACGACGACGCTGGCCGCCGAGTATGCCCGCCAGGGCAAGGACTGGGAAACGGAACTTCGGCAGCGGGCCAAGGAGGTGGCGCTGATGAAGGAACTCGGCCTGACGGTCGAGCAGGCGCAGCCGAAGGTGCCGGCGGCTGACAAGACCAATCCGGCCGACGAGCCGGGTTCAGGGGAGCCGAACGATGCTGGCGACTGAGGACAACGCGAAAGGGGACCGCGGGCCGCTGTGTCTCCTGAGCGAGCCGGGGGCGCTCACTATCGAGGCCGCAGCCGTCGGCGGGGACGGGAAGCCCGCGCTGCCGCGGTTCACGATGGTGGCGTACACCGGTGGCCCCATGAAGATCGCCGGGTGGCGGTTCCCGGTCGTGGTGGACCTCGCGGGCCTGGCCATCCCGTCGCAGTCGCGGCCGGTCCGGTTCGGCCACGATGCCGCGAGCGGCGTCGGCCACACCGACTCCATCCGCGTGATGGACGGCAGACTGGCGGCCGCCGGCGTGGTCTCGCGCGACACGGCGGCCGCGAAGGAGATCGTGGCGTCGGCCCGGAACGGCTTCCCATGGCAGGCGTCGATCGGCGCGGCCGTCGAGCAGTTCGAGTTCGTCAAGGAAAGCCAGACCGTTCTCGTGAATGGTCGTGAGTTTGCGGGCCCCCTGAACGTCGTGCGGAAGGCGACGCTCGGGGAGATCAGCTTCGTGGATCTGGGTGCCGACGGGAACACGTCGGCGAGCGTGGCCGCATCGGCCAAGGAGAAGGAAGTCATGGACGAGACCAAGACGGAGAAGACCGGTCAGGAGACGCAGGTTTCGGCGTCGGTCCAGACCGAGGTGAAGGCGCGCGTCGAGACGCCCAAGGCGGCTGCGCCGGCGGCCGACGGGCCGCCCGCGCCGATCGTCGCCGTGGAGACCCCCGACCCGACGGCGGAGATCCGGGCGAAAGCGCTGGCCGAGACGGGCCGGATCGAGGCCATCCGCAAGCTCTGCGCCGGGCGCCACGCGGACGTCGAGGCCAAGGCCATCGGCGAAGGGTGGGACCAGACGCGGACCGAGCTGGAGGTCCTGCGTGCCTCGCGGCCCAAGGCGCCGGCGATCCACGTGCCGGACAACACGGTCACGACAACGATCCTTGAGGCCGCCTGCATGCTGAGCGCCGGCCTGGGGGGTGCCGAGAAGCTCTACGACGAAAAGACCCTGGACGGCGCGAGCCGCCGGTTCCGCGGCCACATCGGCTTGCAGGAGCTCCTCCTGGAGGCCGCGTGGGCCAACGGCTACACAGGCCGCAACTTCCGCGACTCGCGCGAGGTGCTGCGCTTGGCCTTCGGCCGGCAGGTCGAGGCCGGATTCTCCACCGTCGACATCGGGGGCATCCTCTCGAACGTCGCCAACAAGTTCCTCCTGGAAGGCTTCTTCTCGGTCGAACGGGTCTGGCGGAGCATCTGCGCCGTCCGCAATGTCAGCGACTTCAAGACCGTGACCTCCTATCGACTTATCGGCAAGGACCAGTACGAGCCGGTGGCCCCCGGCGGGGAGATCAAGAGCGGCACCTTGGGCGAGGAATCCTATCAGAACAAGGCCGACACCTTCGGCCTGCTCCTGTCCATCGACCGGCGAGACGTCATCAATGATGACTTGGGGGCCATCACCCTGGTGCCGCGGAAGCTGGGTCGCGGTTCAGGCCTCAAGATCAACGACGTCTTCTGGACCGTGTTCCTCGCGAACGCGGCGTTCTTCACGGAGGCCCGGAAGAACCTCATCACGGGGGCCGACACGGCCTTGTCGGTCGACGGCCTGACGAAGGCTGAGGCGACCTCCCTCGAGCAGGTGGACTCGGACGGCAAGCCTATCGGCATCATGCCGGCCATCCTGCTGGTGCCGACGGCCCTGAGCGCCATGGGGACGCAACTCTTCAAGTCCCTCGAGATTCGGGACACCACAGCGAGCACCAAGTACCCCATCAACAACCCCCATCAGGGGAAGTTCCGCGTGGAGGTGAGCCGGTACCTGGCAAACACGCGGTACACGGGGGCGAGCGCCAAGGCGTGGTACCTTCTGGCCGACCCCAACGACTTGCCGGTCATCGAAGTGGCGTTTCTGAACGGCCAGGAGGCGCCGACGATCGAAACGGCCGAGGCGGACTTCAATATCCTCGGTATCCAGATGCGTGGATACCATGACTTCGGCGCGGCCCTTCAGGATTACCGCGGGGGTGTCCGTGCAAAGGGCGAGGCGTAAGCCGATTGCGGATTTCGGATTGCTGGTTGAAAGGCAACAACGGCCAAGTTCAGCCGCCCCGCTTGCGGGGCGCGCAAAGGGGTGAAACATGGCAACGGCAGCTTTCGTGCATGACGGGAAGGCGGTCGACTACACGCCCGGCGCCGACGTGGCGGCCGGCGACGTGGTGGTCCAGGGGGACCTCGTGGGCGTCTCGCCGCGGCCCATCGCGGCGAGCACGCTTGGGGCCCTGGCGGTCACGGGGGTCTTCGACTTCCCGAAGGCAACCGGCGGCGGGTCGGCCTTGACGGCCGGCACCGTCGTCTACTGGGACGCAGGCGCCAAGCAGGCCACGGCGACCTCGGTCGGCAACAAGCAGCTCGGCAAGGTGGTCAAGGATTCCGCCGATGCCGACACGACCGTCCGCGTGAGGCTGGAGGGGACGAGCGTCGCCAACAATCCGCTGACGGCGGCGATCACCGACCCCGGCAACGCGGGGGCCATCCCGGTCACGGGTAGCGGCCACGTGGACATCGTGACCGCTGCGGCCGAGACGCGGACGCTGGCCGCCCCGAGCTTCATCGGCCAGGAACTGCTCCTCAGCCTCAAGACCGACGGAGGCAACTGCGTCCTCACCTGCGCGACCACCGTGAACCAGACGGGGAACAACACGATCACCTTCGACGACGCTGGCGACGCGGTGCTTCTGGTGGCGAAGGCCAATGGGGCAAACAAGCGGTGGTCGGTGGTCGTCGCCGACGGTGCCGCGCTCTCGACGGTGTAAGGGGGGGGACATGGCCGACCTGCTCCAACAGGGCGCCGCTTGGCTTGAGGACATGCGGCACAAGCATGCCTCCCGGCCGGTGACCTACTCGCGCGGGGCCGCCAGCGTGGCCCTGAGCGCGACGGTGGGCCGGTCGGTGTTCCAGGTGGCTGCGGCGGAAGGCATGGTGGAGACGGTCGAGCGGCGCGACTACCTGATTCGTGCGGCCGACCTGGTGCTGGATGGGGCCGTCACGACGCCGGCGGTAGGCGACAGGATCAGGGAGACGATCGGCGCGCGGGTGGAGGTGTACGAGGTCATGGGCGCGGGGCAGGAAAAGCACTTCCGCAAGTCGGACCCGGACGGCCTGACCTTGCGGATTCACACGGCCCACGTGGATACGGAGGTCTGACCATGACGCCGAACGAGGTGACAGAGCCGCTGGAGCCTTGGGTGGAGCGGGTGATCGACCGGGCGCTCTTGAAGCACATGCAGAACTGTCCGTTGGGCCTGCGGGTCATGAGAATCGAACTTCGCCTGTCGGCGCTGGTCGGCTTCATGGTCGGCAGCGGCCTCTTGGGCGGCGCCGCCGGCGCGATGATCTACCGGGCCTTCGGAGGCTGACATGGCGGTTCTCGTCGACATCGCAGACGCCGTCGTGGCCGAACTGAACGGCCACGCCTTCACCAAGCCGTTCACCGCGGAGCGCTCGCACCGCCCCGTCTACAGCCGCGAGGAGATGAAGGACCTCCACGTCACGGTGGTGCCGGCGGGATTCACGCTCGAGCTCGCCGGCCGCAGCCAGAGCCAGACGGACTACGTGGTCGAGGTGGGCGTCCAGCATGCCCCCGAGACGCTGGACGCGGCGGCGATGGACGCCCTCATGGGCCTCGTGGAGGAGATCGTGGCGTTCTTCAAGTTCCGGCGCCTGGCCGGTTACCAGTCGGCCGTGTGCATGAAGGCGGCGCTGGCGGCGGGCTGCGAGCGGGGGTACGCCGCGGAGCACGTCGACCAGCTCCAGCAGTTCACAAGCGTGCTGGCTCTGACGTTCCGCGTGATTGGATAGGAGCAAGTCATGCACAGGTTTCAGGCGGACTGGCCCGCGCTCAAGCGCAAGCCTTTCAGCCTTGCCGCCGGCGCCGACCCGCAAGAGGTCGTGGCCGCCGTCGCCGGCAAGGTCATTCGGGTCATCTTCTGCGACTACGAGGTCGCCGAGGCCGCCACGGCTGTCCTCTACTCCGGCGCCGCGACGGCGATCGGCCCGGAGGTCGGCCGGTCCCGCATCTGGCCGCCCTGTTATGCCGGGTGGTGTGAGACCGCTAAGGGCGAGGCACTCAACCTCAAGGCGACGGGCGGGGCGGTCAAGGGCCTGGTGGGCTACATTGAGGCGTAGGAGGTCGGGACATGCAGGACTACGTGAAGCTGGCGGGCGGCGCGGTCTGCACGGCCGTCGAGGCCACCGAGGCGGACCTGGACGGCGTCAGGCCGCATTACGCGCGGGTCTTCATCCCGGCGGCGGCCAAGGTCCGCGTCACGGTCGAAATCGACGACGATCGGCAGGTGGTCTTTGACGGCACGATCGCGCCGGCATCCAAGAAGGCGGGCGTTTTGGAGATCCGACTGCGCCGGCACGTGGACGTTGAGGCGTTGCCTGCCCAGCCCAAGGGCACGCTCACCAAGATGGAAGCCGAGATCGGCATGTAGGGGTCTGGAATGTCGAAGGCGACGACCTGGACCAGCTTGGCGGGCGACCGGAACTGGAACACCGGCGGCAACTGGACGAGCGGCGTCGGCGCCGATGGCGACACGCTCGGCATAGCCTCGGCGCTGACCCCCACCAGCAACGTCCCCACGTCGGGCACCTTCCACTTCACCATCGCCAACGGCGTGACGGTGGATCTCGCCAACTGGATAGCCGGCGACGGGACCATCGGGAACGTGACCGTCAACCACTCAAGCGCCGTTGTCACCGCGGGCGGCTATGACGTGAACGGCAACCTGACGGTCACGCTCGGCCGGTTTTCCTTGCTGGGCAGCCTGTCGGTCTTGGGCACGTTGGACGTAGCCGCGGGTGGAACCTTCGTCTGCGACAGCATCAATCAGGTGTTAGGCGCTACGACGAACGCGGGCACGATCATTGTGAACGCGGGGGGCGGGTTCATCTTCGGCGACACCGTGACCAACACGGGGACCCTCGACATGTCGGCGGCGGGGGCGACGGTTGACTTCGAGGGCGCGGGCGGCCTCGCGGGCAGCGGCGGGACGGTGAAGCTAGGGAGCGACTGCGCTTGTACGGGTGTCCTGAACGTCACGAATTGCATCTGGACGGTCGCGGCCGGGGCGGTCTGGACGGTAGACCTCGCTGGGGCGCTCAACGTCGGCCTGGCCCCGAACCTCTCGCTCCGCCTGGAGTGCGTCGGGACCGCCACGCTCGGCTCGAATCTCGCGGTGCGGGCGTTCGCCATTGTCTCGGACGCTCTCTTGGCGGGGGGCGGCTACACCATGACGCTCGGCGCGGGCGGCATGACGTGGACCGGCACGGGAGCCATCAACGACCAGACCCTCACCCTCGTCCTCAGCGCCTCGTGCACGATAGCCCAGCGCGGCACCAACAAGTTCGTCTCTACGACGGTCCCGGACGGCATTACGCTCACGGTCGGCTCCGCATCCCAGTATGGGCATTACACGCGTGCCCTGGCCGGCGCCGGCACCGTGGCCCAGGCCGCAGCGCGGGGCCTGGTCTTTGCCCCGAGCGGCAATGATACCTGGACGTTCACGGGGACGATCAACTGCATCCTCGACGTGGTGGCCATCACCGGCGTCCTCGGCATCGCCAACGCCCTGCCCATCAACACGAACAACAAGAACGTCATCTGGTACAGAAGCAACTCCGTCACCGACACCATGACCATCGGTGGCATGAACCTTGGCACGGGCAGCCTCACGGTCTACGGGCCGGCCGGTGGCCAGTTGTTCACGGGCACGCTCACGGGCCCCCTCACGTGCGGGACCGTCAACATTGGAATCGTGGCGGCCTTGCCCTATGTCGGCAAGTTCGTGATGTGCGACGGCGTGGTGAACGAGATCGGGACGCTGGCGAAGGGTGCGGGCAACACGGGGACGACGAACGCCATCACCTACGCGGGGACTGTGAAGATCGGCGGGGCCCAGACGCTTGCGAACCTGACGGTGGACTTTGCCGGTGCGGCCCTCATCGCGAGCGCCGCCGCGGTCAGCGTCAATGCGGCGGCCGCCACCAGCGTCACGCATACTCGCGGCCGCCTGTTCTCTTCTAGCGGCACGAACGTGCTGACCGCGGACAACTTCCCCGCCCTGGCGGCTCCGATGGGGGCGTGGCGGGGCGTGGTGGATGGGGGCCACAACCACGCGGGGAGCATCGTCTTTCACAAGAGCGCCCCCTCGGACCTTACGTCGCTGGGTGTCGGCGACTGACAGGAGGCCGTCATGGGAGTCAAGATCAGTCTGGACGGGAAACTGTACTACTGCGCCGCCGGCATCGGCGGGGTGCCG